TTTGACATCTCCCAAGAACTTATGATTCATATTTCCACTAGAAACAGTATTGGTAGATGATCTAGGATCAAATTGAACAGTTGTGCTCTCAGAAACACCAAATGTTAACTTTTGTCCAGCAATAATTTCTTTCTCGTTATTAGCAGCTTTAGTGATCTGACCAGCAACCATATTAATGTTTCCACCACCATTAGATCCTGCTTGAATAGTTACTTGGTTTTTTCCTACCAATAACAATTCTTCTGTAGCTTCAATTACAATCTTTTGTGCTTTTATGTACCTAGTACCACCGATAGATTGCTCCACATAATCACCATAAGCAATTACATTTAGAGCTTGCTTTTCATTCTCGCCTGCGTTATACTGTATATCTGATCTATTTTCATGTAACTGCTGTTGACCCCAACTATGAATACAAAGTTTTCCACTACCAGCACCAAGTTGTTTAGATTTTTTACCAGTAATTATTTTTACGGCACCAACACTATCAAGAACAAATGCTCCTTCAGATGGACCATCAATTCTTAAAGCAGAAGTTTCTCCATCTGGGAGTATCCTTTCGTAGATCTCAGATCTAGTAAGAGATCCTTTGTACCAAGTTTGAAATCTTGGTCCCTTTGAAAGGTCTTGTGTTTCGTTAGGTGTAGATGGACTAGAAACACCAGTTGGATATGATGAAGCGGGAAATTCGTGTGGCATTATGGACAATCAACGTAACGACCAGTTCCAATCTTAGTGGAACCAACTGCAGCAAGTGCTTCGGTATCTAGGCATACTAAAGATGGTAATAGTTTTGCACCAAATCCACCGCCACCTACAACAATAATTTCTGGGAAACTTTCAAAAGTTCTTTCTCTATCTAATACTCTTGCACCAATGACAAAACCATCATCATTTATTATTGCTTGTGCAATACCTAATTCGCCATTGACATAAATCCTTGGTTCTTCTGAATAACTTATTCCAGGTCTGATAACTGTAAATGTATCAATAATACAACGAACATTTTTATCTACAGCAAGATTCTTTTTATACCCATAACCATTTGACTTTATGCGAACCTCAGAAAGAAAACCATCTTCATCTAATAAAGCAGTAGCTGTTGCTCCAATTCCTTCTCCTCCAATAAAGACAAATGGTGGTTCTGACCATGGATCTCCAGTATTACTAACTGGAATCTCTATAATGCCACCATTCTCATCTGTAATGACATCATCAGAAGATACAGTAGGAAGAACAAAATCTTCAAATATATTTTCTATAGAATCTCCAGTTCCTTCTTCATAATCTTCTGGATCAAGAGTCTCTTGAGGAAGAATTACAACATCAGCAATAGCACCTGTTCCATTTATAGTAAACCTCAAAACTTCTGGAGTCTCTACAACTCCATCATCTTCAATACCTATAGTAACCTTTGCAGTATCAGAAGTAATAACAAATGAACCAGTCAAATCAGAACCAACAATATCAGCTGATTCAATACCATTTCCAGATAGTGTATAATAAAGAACCGTACCATTTTCAACATTTTGAGTAGTAATTGTATATACAATAAACTCACCTTCTGTTACAGAGGATTTATCTGAAGTAACTGAGTATTTCTCTATATTTGATCCCACTGGTTCTCCAGTTGTTGGATCAATTGGCAGATTTGGATCAACTGGGGGATCTGATGGAATATCAAATTCATCCAATGGAAACTCATTGTTAATTTGATCAAATGGATTTACTGGTTTTATTGGATATGCATTACCACTTTCAGTAACATTTCTTTCTGCAATAGTACATCTAGCAGTATTATTTTCAAAAAATGACTTTACTTTGCTTCCTTTTCCTGGAGTATTCTTTTTCAATACAATGAAGAAATTTTTATTACCTTCTGCTTCTGCTGAATAGAAAGTTTTGATATCAATAGTCTTTTCAGTTTCTCCTGGAGCAAAACCAAGAATTCCTCTATCTGGTAAATAATCAACATTTTCTGTTGCAGTACCAGAAAGAGTAAAGAATGATACTGAAGATGATGATTCAACATAACCAGAACGTGCAATTACAAATTCTGCATCTTTTCCTTCTTCTACTATAATATCACTAACACTGTAGATAATTTTCTTTTCTTTTTTGTTCTTTGGAACACCACCAGTAAAACCTACCGTAGTAATTGAAAGACTTTTTCCTTTATATGCATCTGAGCAATTGTATTGTGTATAATCAGCTCCAGTAGCAGGGAAAAGATTATCTACACTTTCTAATAAACCATCAAGGAAATCTTTATCATTTTCTTTTTTCTTTTCCTCTCCATTAACACAGACTTGCTTATATTTGGAACACTCATTATTAGGACCAGAACAAGATATTCCTAGAAGTTTTAGAATAAAATTTACTGCTCCGCCAATAAGATTTAGTGGACCAGCAACAACTCCTAAAATTGCTTCTAAAGGTCCTAAAATTGAACCTAGAAGTTCTTCCATCAAAGAATTTAACTTTGATAAGACAGCATTTACAAGAGAATCAATTTGACAAGCAACTGCACGATATACCTGCTGAACATAACTCATCAAAACGTTTGTTAACCATTCTGCAAGACGATCTCCAATATCCGCCATTTGGCAACCAAGATCTTTCAATTGCTTATTGAAAAATTCGGTTACTGGTGTAAGAGAATTGCCATCTTCTGAAGGATATAACAAAGCATTTATAAGATCTTTTACCCCAGCAGTGAGTTTTTCAATTATAAATCCTTTTACCCTAGCAACAAACTCATTTACAACTAAAAGCGCTTTGTTTATATACTTTCTTGCAATACCTACTGCTTCATCAAGTTTTCCAGTAGCTTCATTTACAAGAAATGTACCGATGTTACCACCATTATTCTGAACTTCACTTAAGAATTGTCCAATAATAAAAGTTAGTTGAGATTTGATATCTGGTTCATCACATTTTTCGGCAACAGATTGACACCATTCCTCATCTTTAATAGCTCTAATTTTTCTTGATGGGACACTTACTCTTGGGTTTCCATCTCCATCAGTTGATCCATCTGAAAGACCACCAGTTGCAGTATTCTTTTCAGTTTCATCTTGCAAAGGTTTTCCATCAGTTGCAACATTTACATTTGATACTGCAGTAACAAAAGGTTTTGTATCTGGAGTTCTCTCGGCAAATACTTTAGTAGCACCAGGAGTTTGTCCAATTGAACCCATTATGATTGGTTTTTGTTTTTCATTATCCAAATAAAAACCAACTACCCAACATCCAATCTCTAGTTGAGGATGTGCTCCTCCACTATTACCTGGAATAAATGGGACAGTAACAGGCATCACTACATTAGCCCATGGCAAATCCTCTACAGGCAGAATTTCTGGATCTCCAGGATGATCTCCAACGATTCTTACCTTGAAACGATAACCGCCTTTGTTATTGACTTCTTCTCTAGCAGTTCCTTCAATTTGTCCTACCCACCAAGAAAATCCATCTTGTCCAATTCTAGTTGTGGGTACAATACTTGATATTAACTGATCCATATCAATCAATCATCATATACTCTGCACTCAAGAGCATTTGGATTTGAATCGCAATACAACTCAAGAGGAGTTGGATCACGATCTTCGTTTGGATGGTTTGCTTTATATGCTTTTAGTTCGTTCAATTCTTCCTCAATGTGACGACGCATCTGTGGTGAAACAGTTGGATCATTGAGAATTACTTGATCTTTTTCAATATGTTTGTCAATACTTTCCATTTTAGTTACCTCCGTATACATTATTTAGTGCCATGATTAGATTCTACATCACCGTAAGAATCTCTCATCAAACGTAAAGTAGTCAAAAATCTTCCATTTGTTGATTTTGTACTATCGTAAGTATGTGTTACTTCTTCAATTAAATAAGTTCCACTACTTTCTTGATCATAAGGTTCTTTTGATATTTCACTTGTTGGCAACTTATTCACTAATTTTATAGTGATTTTATCACCAGCGCAGATTTCAGAATTACCTGGAATTATTATAGTTGCTAGTTGTTGTTTTAGTAACTCATATCTCATGATAGATTGTCCTGCAAAATGCTTGTGAAAATCGCAAAATTGATTAGGACTATCTGAACCATCTTCTTCCTCATAAGAAGCAATTCCTGGTTTATTATACCAACTTTCATGGTCAAGTAAAACAGATATTATTCTTGTTGGATAATCTGATAATGATTTGCCATCAGCGGTTTCTATAATAGATGGAGTGTTTTGTGCTCCAAGATGCTTCATGCTTTTATAAGCATCTGCAAGACTATAATGATACTCATGATATTGACCAGTTGAGTGATTGAAAAATACCATAAGTGATGAATACTTACCTTTTCTTAGAGAAGTCATCACATCAATTTCAGATTTAAATAGAGCCTGAGAAACAGTAAATCTATCATCTGCTCCATCTGACTGGTTTGCTGGTTTTTCAATATATGGACCCCATGGTTTATTATTTTCATCCTCTGAAAGTAGTTTATC